GAGCTACGCTCGCTGGAGTGCTGATAAGGGAGGGGGGACAAAGTCCAACAACGGTTTTTTTGAATATAATGCGGGATTGTCAGATCGTTAGAAATGCGCTCCGGCGCTTCGCGCCTGGCGTGTCGGTTAGATTCATACTCGGACTGGGGGTCTCCCGACTAAAGTGATTATGCGGTTTGTATTGTTATGTTTTTTTTTTAATAGGGGGGCTGCGCCCCCCAAACCCCCCCTTCCCAAGAAATATACACAAGTTTTTATTCAATCAATTTTATTTGCTTAGACATGGGTTCATCATCATCATTTACAGACAGAAATTGGGTTTCAAATTTTAAAGAAGACAAAGCCTTAGTGGGTACATAACCACGGGCTTTAACAATTAAAGTTGTAATGTTTTGGATTTTCCATACTCGCTCGGTGTTGAAGGCGGTGACGCTTTCTATAAGGGGGGTACATGAAAAGATACGGGGAAAGGATATATCATTACGGGCTTCATTAGAAGGGAGGATAGCATAAGGGGTTGCAGTAGCCATATAGTATTTAGACTGATAATTATTAACATCACATTGACCACCCATATTATAAATCTGGCCTTTGCCCCAGTAAAATATATTGGAACGGTGGGCGGAAAAGTCAACGATTCCGGATCCAGCGGATGTATTGCGGATGTTGAAGGCACTGCTAGCAGTACTAGATCCAGTCGGTCCAAGATTATTGGCGTTATTACTAAGGATGGATCCATTAATGGTAATGTTGGGGGTCGCTTCACGACCGGTCCAAGAGAGAAGAAGTCGTCCGGCTTGGCCACGCATCATTTTCATTTCGGTGGGGAGCCTTGTTGTAAAGGAAGTACCACGACGTGTATGCGCAAGGGCACGCATGAAGTCGGCACCATCTACAGCAGCGGCGGTAAGCAAGCGACTCTCTTCGGTTCCATTGGTGGTCAGTTTCCAAAGTAATTGGGCAGAGGGATCACGGGTAAAGTGGGGGGAATTACGGGACAGGGCTACAGTCGTTCCAGAGCCGCGTACTTCATAGTCGACGACTCGGAACTCTTCATTGACAGCATGGATTTTACAATATTCATAATTAACTAACTGGGAATAAACATCTTGAAGTTGAGGGCAGTTGTCGTCCGTATCGGTTTGTCCAAGGAGGCCTAAAGCGGTAGGGGCACGAGTATCGGCAGCGATAGCAGCACCCCATCGGGAATAATCTTTAAGTACAAAATATTGATTGCCGGCTTCTCCTGTAACAACGATGCGGGTGGTTTGTCGGAAGGGGATGCGAAACTCTTTATCAAATTCCATTCTAGTAGTAGGTGTTGAAACGGCGATAACGGCGCGTAGCTAGTCTAGGACGGACAGATCGGAGGGGTCGGGAAATAATACGGGCAGAGTGGCGACGGGTGGCGAAGGGGCGACGTGGGCGGAAGCGGAAACGTCTGAAGGAGCGACGGGCACGACGGTACATTCTCCCACGGGAGCGCGAGAACGAATGAGGTGGTTGAGGGCGGAGAGGGAGCTTTTATAGGCGTTGGGTGTGGCCTTATCTATGTAGATAACAAAGCAACGACGGCCTATTGCTTCACGGGTTTGTACGTCATCCCAGATATCGTGTATATGATACTGGGAAGTGATAAGGACATGTTCGGGCCTGCATTGTATTGCACCACCTTTTATCTCAGCTGGAAATGAGTAACGGTCGGTCCAAATTTTCAAGTCATGTGATATGTAGCGATGTGATTGGTCGATATCTTCTATGAGTACGGCTTTTTGGGCTGAATATCCGTCGAACCATTTGTTTAATCTTTTTTCATATGATAAGGGGAAAACTTCTCGGGCAAGTCTGGACTTGCCTACCCCGGCCGGTCCCCAGATCCATATCCCGGGAAGGTAATCGAGGTCTTTGGGACGGATACCAAAGTCTCGTGGAGCGGATAAAAATGCGTTGCGGTGGCGTAGCCATAAACCAGGCCATTCTTGCTCAATGGCACTAAAATCGCCAAGTTTAGCGAGGTCCATAGCTTTACGATATTGTTCGTTCTTTTTATTACTTGCATTCGATGCGATGGCAGTTGGTTCTAATGGGCAGGTTCCAAATTCTTCGAAGATACCTTCTTTTTGGCAGTAGGTTGAGGCTTGTTGAGAGGTTCCTTTTGCTTCTTCGTAATGGGCGCGAGGATTCAATTTTTTTAGGGCTGATAGTCTTTGCATTTTTTTAAAAACGACAAAGCCTTGAAGATGAGGAGTACCAGATTCTCCTTTCTCGATACCAATGACTGCATACTTAACAGTACTTGCTTTAAAAGCTAGTTGCAGTGCTTGATGTTCTTCGGGAGAGTAGTTGTTAAGAGTAAAACACCAACGTTTAGAGGAGAAGGACGTCATTCTGACTGATAATTTGGGTTGGGAGGGGCGGGGTTTTATAGTTTTAGATTGGCCGCATGGCGGCGCTGACGGTTGTATCCACAGGTGTATCCTCAGGCTCCGCCTCCTTATGGGAATTAACATGTGTATCCTGTATCCACAGCACTCCAGGTAATACTA